ACAACTCTTTCAGTATCTGATGGATCTACAGGCGCAACTCTTGCACACAGAATTATAGAATTTACAGGAACTATTTCCGCTTCAAGAAACGTTACTATTCCAATCGATGTTCAAGGTCTTTATGTTTTAAAAAATTCAACAAGTGGATCACAAAACGTAGTATTTAAATACGTAACAGGATCTGGAGATTCTGTAACAGTTGCACCAGGTGCAGTAAAATTAGTTTACGCAACAGCAAATGACGGGACTAACCCAGACATTGATGATTGTGGATTCATTACTGCCTCTTCAACAGACACGTTAACAAATAAAACTTTAACGTCTCCTATAATTGGAACTTCTATTTTAGATACAAATAGTAACGAAGTAGCTAAAATTACGGCTACAAGTTCAGCAGTTAATGAAGTTACTTTTGTAAATGCTGCTACAGGAAACAATCCATCAATTGACGCTTCAGGTGGTGATTCAAATGTAGGTATCGCATTAAAAACAAAAGGAACTGGAGTAATTCAAGCAGAAGATTCAGGCGGAAACGTATCTGCAGTAAAAATAGCAGGTAAAGAATCTATTTGGATTCCAGCAGTTGCTATGTATCCAAACACAACAAATGGGTGCGCAGACTTAGCTCAAGTAGAATTATCAAATGGACCTGAAATCAAAACTTTAGATTTTGATAAGGACTCAGATGAAAACGCTCAATTTGCTGTTGCTTTTCCAAAATCTTGGAACGAAGGCACAGTAACTTTTCAAGCGTACTTTACAGCAGATTCAACAAACACAGGAACTGTATCTTGGGTGTTAGCGGGTGTTGCTTGCGCAGACAATGACACTATTAACGCTAGTTTTGGAACAGGTGTAGCACCGACAGCAAAGGCACACAGTGGTACAGCAAACGATTTAGATGTTACAGCAGAAAGTGGAGCAATTACAATAGCGGGATCTCCTAGCACGGATGAGGAAGTTTACTTCCAAATAACAAGAGATGTGTCAGCAGACTCATTAACTGCAGATGCCAAACTATTAGGTATTAAATTATTCTTCACTACGGATGCTGCTAACGATCTATAAGGAGGATAAATGGCAGGATTTGGTTACACAGTTCTAGGTTTTGGTTCTGGAGGCTTACCGAAAGTAGAATATTCTATGGATTTCTATATCGTCGCTGGAGGCGGCGGAGGTAGTGGCCCTAAAGGCGGCGGCGGAGGCGGCGGCGGTTCAAGAGCCTTTAGTTCACAATCATTATTTACAGGAGACGTAGGGACAGTAACTGTTGGAGGTGGAGGACAACTAGGTACAGCTCCTCAAGCTCAAATATCAGCCCCAGGAAGCAATTCTTCTATAGCCGCTACAACAGTAGGATTTTCAACTTTAACAAGCAGTGGAGGTGGAGCAGGAGGACCTCACACTGGTCAACCTGGAGGTGCAGGCGGAGGTTCCTGTTATCCATCAACTCAAATCAACCCAGGAAACATAGGAAGCTATGATCCCCCTGAAGGAGCCAATGGCGGTGCAGGTGCTGCCCCTAGATTTAGCGGTGGCGGCGGAGGCGGTGGTGCCTCTGGAGGAAACGGAAGTCCTGGTAGTCCTGGTGGTGGTCCTGGCGGTTCCGGAACTTCAACTTCTATTTCAGGATCGCCTGTTACATTAGCAGGCGGTGGCGGAGGAGCAACTCAAGCAGGCGGAACCCCTCACGGCGCAGGCGGCGCTGGCGGTGGAGGTACTGGAGGACCTGGTACTGGAGGTGCTGGTTCAACAAACACTGGTGGCGGCGGTGGCGGAGGCCAAAGTAACCCAAATAATCCTGGAGGAAACGGAGGCTCTGGAGTAGTATTTGTAAGAGCGCCAACTGAATCTTTTGATAAAATAACTATTACTGGATCATCAAATACAAAAACATCAACTCCCTCACCTGATGGGTCAGCAACATTATTAACTTTCAATGAGACAGGAACTTTTACGATAGGTTAATTATGGCACACTTTGCAGAATTAGATGAAAACAATATTGTAAAAAGAGTAGTGGTCATTGGAAACGGTGTTCCAACAAGTGACGGACCCTTAGGGGAAAATGATATGCATCCAGATGGTGAAACTTACGTTGCAAATTTATTAGGTGGCCGTTGGAAACAAACTTCTTACAATAATAAATTTAGAAAAGAATATGCAGGAATAGGAAATTATTATGATGAGGAAAAAGATGTATTTATAAGACCTCAACCTTATCCTTCTTGGTCACTAGACTCAAACAATGATTGGCAAGCTCCAGTAGCAAGACCTGAAGGAGAGCATGAAAAATACACAGATTCTGAAGGTGTAGAAGAGTATTATAGTGAAATTGAGTGGGATGAAGAAAGTCAAAGATGGATCGCAGTAACACACGATGTTCCTGCTCTTAGGTACGCTTGGAATCCTGATACATCTACTTATACAGCTTTATAAAGATAAAAAAATAGTATATAAGTTTTTAAAAAAGAAATATGAAATTAAAATATACATATTGGTATTTTAAATCTGTTTTATCAGATGAGTTTTGTAAAAAAGTAATTAATTTAGCAAAGCAAAAACAAAAAGTAATGGCCACAATAGGGAGTGGTGAACTAAACAAGAAAACTAGAGATTCTCTCGTCTTATTTTTAAATGACCCTATAATATATAAAACGTTACACCCTTATATACAAACAGCCAATAAAAACGCTGAATGGAATTTTCAATGGGATTCAACTGAACCAGTTCAATATACTGAGTATAACAAAAAACAACATTACAGATGGCATCAAGATGCTTGGGATCAACCTTATGTAAATCCAGAGGAGCCCCTTTCTTACGGAAAGATTAGGAAAATATCAGTTAGTTGTTCATTAAATGACTCAAAAAAATATAAAGGTGGTAAACTTCAGTTTGACTCATCCACGCCATTAAAAAAAGAGGATATTATAACTTGTGAAGAAATTTTACCAAAGGGATCTATCGTTGTGTTTCCGTCTTTTATTTGGCATAGAGTAACACCTGTTACTCAAGGAACTAGACAATCTTTGGTTTTATGGAATTTAGGAAAGCCTTATGTTTAAAAATTATAAAGTTGTAAAAGAAATAATAAATAAACAAGTCTGCGACATTGCAGTGGAGTATTGTGAATTAACAAAAGCTAAAGCTAAATATTTACTTGATAATAATTTAATCCCTTTTGGTTCTGGAAATCATGGAGTGTTTGGTGATGGTCAAGTTAATAAAAAAGATGTTTTTGCTTACTATGGAAGTGATTTCTTTGATTCTTTATTAGTGTATTTAAAAAAAGATATGGAGAGAGAAATTAATAAAAAACTAAAACATATGTATTCTTATTTTAGAGTTTATACTAAAGGTAGCGTGTTAAATTCTCACAAAGATAGACCTTCTTGTGAACTTTCTACAACTTTAAATTTAGGTGGGGATCCTTGGCCTATTTATTTTTTAATAGATAATAAAGAAGTTGAAATCACGTTAAAACCTGGGGACATGATAATTTATGAAGGATCTAAATTAAAACATTGGAGAAATAAATTTAAGGGTAAAAAATGTTATCAAGTTTTTTTACATTACAATGATATTAAAAGTAAAAATCCCATACTTGACGGGAGACCTGTTTTAGGTTTATCAGTGAAAACGAGGAACCATGGATAGTATAAAAGTTACAGATTTATTTAGATACCCATTAGGAATTGTTAATCTTAAACAAAATACTAAAGAACTAATAAAATTTACTAAAGAAGTAAAAAGAAATGAAACCAGTGTGCTTAAAACAAATAAGGGAGGTTTTCAAAGTCCTTCCAATCTTGCTAAATATAATAAACCTGTGTTTAATAATTTATATTTAACAATATTAAAGTTAGCTGGAAAATTTTCTAGTATTTATAATTTACATCAACCAATTAAGTATGGAAGCGCTTGGATAAATATAAATCCTCAATATAGTTATAACACTGCACACACTAATCCAAGAACAGCTATTAGTGCTTTGTTCTTTATACAAGTTCCTAAAAATAGTGGACAAATTATTTTTAGAAGACCAGAAAAATTAGTAGGGTATTTAGAAGATAAAGATATTCATACATACAATAATTTTAATGCTTCTCTACAAGTTTTCACACCAAAACCAAATCAATTATTTTTATTTCCTAGTTGGATAGAGTATGAGGTTAGTCAAAATTTATCTAAACAAGATAGAGTATCATTAGCTGTAAATTTTGAATGCTCGAAATAATAAAAAGGTTTGTTAAAAATTTACAATCTTTTGAGTACCCAGATTCTGAAACGTCTTGGAACGTAGCAGGTATTTTAAAAAATCAAAACGCCTATTATAAGTTTGATGTTAAGGATATGCATAAACTATCAAATGGAGAAATTGTTAGATCAGGTAAAACTAATAGTAAAGCAGATAAAATTGTCCTTGAATTTAAAAACAAGTGGGTCATCATAGACATGAAAGAATTATGTAATTATATTAAAGCAAATAAGACTAAAAAAGTTTATTTAGAGACATTGTTAAATAAACTAGAATGGAACATACTTATAGATAAATGAAAGTTATTGACAATTTTTTACCAAAAAAAGAGTTTTTAGATCTTCAAAATGCATTTATGTCCGACAAGA